TTGGTGATGAAGTAAGAGTCTTGGCAGATGCTTTTGAGGGCGAGTTAGGACAACTCCATAACGGGCGTAGGGGTCGTGTAGTTGCTGTTCGTTCAGGTGACATTATTGTTAAAACAACTGACGGTAGGGAGCCTACTCTTGATGGATCTCACTACTCCCCTTACAAAGTAGAAAAGTTAGTTGCAACATTATGAGCGTAGTCACTGTTGCTCATCTTTTGGTTAACGGAGATGATTACGACGAAATTTCTTTAGCTGCTGAAAAGCGTATTTCAGAGTTCTTTAACGTAAGTGTCTCTGACGTAAGAAAGAAATTTAACTACGAATTACTTGTTAAAGAGACAGAAGATATGGAAAGCGAAAGCTTTTATCAAGCACAGGTAGTGGTGAAAAATAGAGATGTCTGAGACTACTCAAGAACCGGTTCTACAACTCAGAGTTCAAGCCCTTCGTGAAGCAGCAACAATTATTGCTGGGGATCGTGATGTTCAATATGGCGGTCCAGAAGAGAACTTTACTCGTATTGCAAAAATTTGGTCTGTAATTATTGGAGTAGATATAACTCCCGAAGATGTAGCAATGATGATGGTTGGGTTAAAAGTTGCTCGCTACGCATCTAAGTCAGGATTCCAGCCCGACACGTGGATTGATATTGCTGGATACGCTGGTTGCGGTTATGAAGTTGGTAGTGTAGAAAAGACTTAACAACTTCACAGACAGGCAAAATTTTGTACAAAAAAACAAAGCCTCAACTTCCATTTCCATCGACATATGAAAACCCTCTGTGTAGGGAAGTCGGTGGAGATTTGTTTTTTTATGGGGATGCTGATGATCCTGGTCAACTAGATACAAATGCTACAAACGTTAAATTAGCAAGAAGCATATGTAAAAGTTGCGACCACATAGTTGAGTGCGCTGAGTGGGGTATACAACACGAACAGTTTGGTGTGTGGGGTGGTCTTAGTCCTGTAGAGCTTACAGATGCTCGTAGAAAAAGAAACATCAATCTTGCAACTATTCAGTACTTAGTTGATTAAAGCGTTTCTCAAGATAGACATTAAGTTATTCCTATAAACTGTACTTAAGTTTTTAGGAGGTCTATATGTCTAGCAAGAAAGACCCCCGTCCCATGGCTATTTGTGAGTCGTGTTATTTAGATGATCACACCAGGTGGGAGCCAGAAAGCATGGACGAAAATGGCACCATTTTAATGAAACTTGTTGGTGTAGATGTTCCCAATAAAGTTAATACCGAAAGTGTTGAAACTTGTTGTCTTTGCGGTGCATTAACAATTGCTGGAATTTTTGAAGTCAAAAAGCCATCAGAAGTATATTTTCTTGAAGATGATGAGATAGATAATAATTTTGAAATGTCTATCGGTGACATAGATGAAGGATTCTAGAATAGGTGAGTCACTCTGGGAAGAATGGCTTGGTTCTGGTTACTTAAATTTTTCAGAAGATTCTGAGACTTTTATTTTCTACACAAAAGACCACGTTTCTATGGAAAACGATTTAGTCCGCAGGGCTCTTGCCTCGGCTATTCAGAGAGACGGTATAACTGATTCTTTATCAGAAAGCTTCAAAAAGTTGGAGAAATCAAAGTCAACTTTTGGTTGGGCTGGAAATAGCGATTTTGATTTAGAGCTAATGTCTTGTGACGAACTAGGTTACACAGATTTAGGGGATAGTCTTACTGAAGTATCTCCTATAACCTGGGTTGAGTTTTAGTCTATTTTTGGCGTGTTACAGAGCCTTAATTTATAGTATTTCTATTAGAATTGCTTCTGTGTGGAAACCAGCAGATAATTTAAGATGGCAAAAAAACGCCTTGTGCGCTGACCCATCCAAAAAAGAATCTATGACTTGGTTCTACTCAAAGGATTCCGTAGAGAAAAACAAAGCCAAGAACATGTGTTTCTCCTGTCCTGTACGTAAAAACTGCCTACAGTGGGCTCTAGAGCACAGAGAAATTTGGGGTATCTGGGGTGGCAAAGATGAGATTGAACTCCGTAGGGCGCTTTCTGTAGCCTACAATGGCGAAGAAACTAAGCGTAATAGACCGCCTAATTGCCCTTACTGCACTGCTCGTCCAGGCAAGTTAAATACTTCTATTGAGACTCTCCCACCGGGGGGTCGTTGGACTCGCGCAAAGGTAGTTACTTGTACCGAATGTGGCTTTGCTTGGCGCGGACGCTCCAGTGCAAATGCTGTAGAAGCCTACAAAGCCGAAAAAGAAGCAAAGAAAAAAGAAAAGAAAAAGTCTTAATCTGTTTGAATGATGCTTATATCTCTACGAGCGTCGTGATTCTGTCCCACAGTAAAAGTTAAAAGACCTGGCTTACTTTCTAAACCTGAACGGTCGCGCCACCATGGGGAACCTGGATCGGTAGTAGGAGCTTGTAGCCATAGGCGAGAGCCAATATCTAGAGCCTTAAAATGATGGAAGTGTCCTGAAACCCAGACATCTGCCTGACCAAGAGCAGTCTGTCCTGCAGCTTGTCCAGATAGATATTTAACAACATCGCGTCCGCTTTGATGCCCGTGAAATAGACCTACAAGAGTTCCTTTAATGTCTACAGTTAAAGTCTGATGATCTTTTTCTGGGTAACGGAACTTTACGTGAGCAAGTTCTGGATTCTCTGCACAAGCGTCTTGGACTGCAGAAGCAATCTCTACGTTCCACCCGTCAGAAGGATCGGCTACAACTTGACGTGTTACTTCGTCATGATTTCCATTTACCACAGCGATAACAAGTTCCTCGCAGTGTGGTGCAAAAGCCTTAATTTGTTGCATCAATAAACGACGGGCAACTCGTGTCTGCTCTGTCTGACCTAAATCAGAGGCTGCTGGGCTTTGTAGTCGCCCGCCCTGAGAAACATTTCCTTCTACGTGATCTCCTGCAAGAAGCATTGCTACAGTTCCAAGATTACGACCAATTTTATTTAGTTCTTGGTAGCGAGCAAAGGCACCTTCAGTAACTCCAAGAATTCTTTGAACTGATTGTTCTGTTCCGTGACCATTTGCTTTTTTACCAATTTGTTGATCGCTAGGAGCAATTACAAAAGCTCCATCTCCTGTAACTTGCTTGGAACCTTTTGTTGGTTTCCATTTTTTAATTTCATCTACAAGTTTTTCTAAATCTAAGTCTGAATCTAGGCTGTCTGCATAGTCTGCTGGAACAACTGATACTCGGAAAGATTCAAGCCAGTTTTCGTTAAAAGTTTGCCACTTACCTTGACGTACACTTGTGACTTTCCACGCTGCTGGATCAAGACCAAATTCAATTAAAATTTCATTAGCATCTGCAGAGTTACCAGCCGGTCTTGGGGTGCTGACAACAAAACCACCAGAAGTGTGGTCTATATCCATACGAGGTCTAAATGCCTCTGGAGTCTCTTGAGCCCGTCTATCGGACCCTGTTTTGCCAGGGGAAGCAAGTTCTTCTAAAACTTTTTTTGCAAATTCATCTGACACTTTAGGATCCATTCAATGCGGTTAGTCTGGCATTTATGCCAGTGAAGCATCTACATTGCTTCCTACGGTGGAGTGCTATAGACGACTGCGCAATGTCAAATTTTTCTGAAATTAATAAATCATAAATTTGTTTGTTTGAAAATCTTTTTGCATTTTCGCTAACAGGAAATAGCAATAGTTCAAGTGTTTCTTTATCTTCATTATCCATTTTTTCTACTACCTTGGATACACCACAAGGTAGCCCAAAACTTGGAGTAGATAGTTCTGAAGCTTTTTGCGCTAGTTTTCCCATAACCACTAGTCCTTCCACTATCTAGTCTTGTTACTAGATATGTAAGAACATTAACAGAAATATCTGTTATTTAAGTGATTTGAGTTGTCGGTGTGTCGCTTTTATTTTATAAAAACTGTTAGAAAACTAGGCTGGTTTTCTTGTAGATTTGCGTTTCCTTGGGATGTCTTGAACAACTGGGGCAGCCATATTGTTGACAATTAGATCTTTAATAAATTTGACTTCTGTCGAAGTTTCTATGCTATGCGCTTCAATTTTATTGACACGGTCAGCAAGAGATGTTCCACCGTTTTCCCACAACTGGTGTTCGACTCTATCTAGTCTTTCCGCTATTGACCTACCTTTTGAGTCAGTTCCAATGGCTCCTTCAAGTCTTTTACTAACTTTATATACGGCTACCAATACCCCAATTATGGTTGCCGAGCTGCCAAGAAATAAACTTAAGGAAGAAAGTAAGGACATGCTAGAGGACACGGTGGTCTCTTTCTGGTGTAGGATAAATCCACCGCTACAACGGTGTGGTTGAATAACTATACCATAAACGACACGTTCAAGGGGGCCTGTTGTTTATGACTTAGTTGATGTATAGTTTTCACATCAGCCGTATTTACCAAAATACGCAAATTTTATTTATCTATCTAGAGAAAGTTAACGATGCAAACGACGGCAAAACGATTAAGTATTCGTAGTATTTCAATCAAATTCGGACTGCCTCCACGTGTAATTTCACGTGCAATTGCATCTGGCGAACTTCCTGCCGTTCTTACGGTTACTGAAACAGGACGTGAACGCGCTTACGTTTCTGAGAATGATGCAGTTTTTTGGTTTAACTCTTTAACAACAAAGTCCTTTGTTGGCGGCTCTGAATGAGCGAACATGACAAGGCAAATTTAGACGGAAGATTCGCTAAAGCGACTTCTTGGTACGCATCCCAAGGATGGAAAATTCTCCCTTGCTACGGCATTGTTGGTGGTCGTTGTACTTGCAATCAGACACACGCTGAGCCTAAAGATGTGGGTAAGCACCCAGCTTTAAATTCTTGGCATACTGGAGCTTCCAGTGATGTATTAGAAATTTCTCGTTGGTGGGAACGTGACCCTGAAGCAAACATTGGTGTCTTTTGTCGTCCATCAGGATTTTTTGTAATTGATATTGATCCTCGTTCTGGTGGTCACAATTCTTTTGAAGAATTTGAAAAACTAGTTGAAGGTGCACTACCACCAACAGTTGAAGCAACTACTGGTTTGTACACGCTAGGTGGGCGTACTCACAGGGGTCGTCACATTTTTTATCGCTGTGATGAGTCAGAAGAACTTATTGGAAACCTAAAAGCTGCTGGTATCAAGGGTATTGATATTAAGCACAATGGTTATGTTCTTATTGCTCCGTCACGTCACTTCTCTGGTGTTAACTATGAGTGGGCTGAAGGCAAAGCTCCTTGGGAAATTGAAATGGCTGAGGCACCAGAGGAGTTGCTTGCTTTTCTTCGTAAGCGCAAGTCTCGTTCTGCTGTTGGAACTGTTGACTGGACTGAGACTTTTGCAGATGTTGATTTCGGCGCAGACCGAGTTGATATTGAAAAAATGCTTGAGGAAGGTATTGAAGAGGGCTCCCGTGCAGTTGATATCTACAAGTTAACTTGTGCTGTTGCAAACAAGTTTGATGTCAAAACACTTCTTGGTCGTCAGTCTGTAGAAACCTTAATGTTGCGGTTTAACTATGAAAAAGTTAGTCCTCCTCTTGAAGTAGACGAACTAACAAAGCACGTAAATAACGCTATTGACTTTGTTGTAAACAACCCAAAGATTGAGATGAAATGGCCTGGAATTACAGACAAAGAAACTGGATGGGCTAAAAGATTAAACGAAGAAACTCGTGAAAAGTTTTCAAAGGATTCCGAGCAACCTTCCGAGTTAGTTGCTTTAACTGGTGTTGTTCAGCCTGTTGCTGAGGACGATAAATATCTTCCAGGAACAATTGCTGGCTCTGTTTCAGAGAGTGTCAATAACGGAGAGTCTGTTGCTGAAGCATCATCTCTTGCAAACTTAAATGTTCCAAAAGATACAGATGCTATTAGTGAAGAAGATGGTGGAAAAGTTGGAGAGCGTACCCTATCTGATACAGGTAACGGTCGTCGCTTTGTAGATACCTTTGGTGTAGCAATTAGATATACAGAAGGTATTGGCTGGTTCCACTGGTCTGGTACTTATTGGAAGCCGGACACGGAACGTCTTGAAATGCAGGAACTTGCAAAAAGTCTTGCTCCTGTTATTGCTAGTGAAGTTATTCAATACGAGGGTCAGACAGAAAAGCAATCAGAAATTATTAAGTGGGCTCAACTTTCAAAATCAAACGCTCGTCTTAAGTCTGCAGTTGAGAACGCTAACTCTGACCGTAGAATACGTGTGGAAGTGGATAAGTGGGACTCTGACTTAAACTTGCTTGGTGTAAAAAACGGAGTCGTTGATTTACGTACTGGTGAGCTTTTACAGAACCGACCAGATTTATACATTACAAAACGTGCCCCTGTTGCTTACACTCCCGGATTGCGTAATGTGCGTTGGCAACAATTCTTAGAGTTTGCTACAAATGGAGACAAAGAATATCAAGAATGGCTACAAAGAGCTGCAGGTTATTCTCTTACTGGCTTGAGTACGTATGACGTAATGTTCTTGGTTTACGGTCCTGCTGGTTCTGGTAAAAACACTTTTGTTGAAGCGATTGTAAAATGTCTTGGTACTAAGCAGTATTCTTGGCCATTTGATTCAAGTATTCTTGCTAGTAACGACGGCGGTGCTCAGGGATCAGATTTATACCACTGGGCTGAACTTCGTGGTCGCCGTATGGTCTGGGTCGATGAACTTCCAGACTCAGAAAGATTAAAGGAAAACTCAGTTAAAAAGTTAACTGGTTCATCTGAAATTTCTGCTCGTTCCCCAGGAGAAAAGCCTTTCACATTCCAATCACAGGCAAAGTTGTGGATCTCTACTAACCACCGTCCAATCATTAATGATGACGCTATGTGGAGACGTATTCGTCCTATGCCATTTGTTCACGTACCTGAAAATCCAGACCCAGACTTAAAGGAATACATTTTTGATGCTGAAGGAGCACTACCTGCAGTGTTGTCTTGGTGTGTTGAAGGTGCTATAAAAATGCTTAATTCAAGCGCCCGTGATGCTCTTGGTTGGTGTTCGGTTGTCTCTGAAGCTGCTGAAATTTATCGCAAGAATGAGGATCGTATTGGTCTGTTTCTTGATGAAGAAACTAATGTTTCAGAGGGAGCCACTACACCAATTAAATCTCTCTACAGTATTTATAGAATATGGGCTGAGGATCGTGGTGAAAAGCCTATGAGCCAAACTGCTTTCCAGAAAAAGATGCTTGAAAGAAACATTGATCTTGTAGGTACGGGCTCTCAGGCAGTTGTTCATGGCAGATCTTTGAAGCCTAGACCTGTACTTTCTAGTGAAGTTGACTGGGGAGCAGCCAATAGGTTTGCCAGATAGGGTTTGCTAGAGTTTGGTAAACTGGGTAAATAACCGTCGTTTACAAAAAGGATTAAGACTACAATGCCAAACCCAGTAGCAAAACCAAAAATTTCTCAGCCGTGGGGTCGTCCAAACCCTCGTTACTCAGCTAAGCGTCACACAGGTATTGATTACGCCATGCCAGTAGGAACTCCTGTTCTTGCAGTTGCTGATGGCGTTATTGCCAACGTAATGACCGATAAGTCATACGGAGAAGTTGTAGTTCTTAAGGCTGACAAGTACGAAATCTGGTACTGCCATCTATCCGTCAAGGGCGTGAAAAAGGGCGATAAAGTTTCTGTTGGACAGGAACTTGGAAAATCTGGTAACACTGGAAACTCCACGGGTCCGCATCTTCACCTAGAAACTCGTATTGCACCATTCCGTTATGGCAACGATGTATCTTGCCCATTCATTGAAGATCCAGCAACCATTGATCCTAAAGCACCTGCTGACCGTAAGGTTGGATTTCTTGCTAAGGCTGTTGCTGCAGTCACTCCAGCAAAGCCAGCCGCTACAAAAGTTGTTGTTGCCGCAAACGTAAAATTTGGAGCAACCAATGATGACATCAAGGTAGTTCAGTCTGCTCTTGTAGATCTTCTTGGCGCAAAGTGCAAAGTTGATGGTAAGTATGACAATGCAACTAAGGCTGCTTACAAGACTTGGCAAGAAAAGCTTGGATACAAAGGAACAGATGCTGACGGCAATGCTGGAGCAAAGTCCCTTGGAGAACTAGGCAAAAAGTACGGATTTTCCGTTAAGTAAATTTAATTTCTAGGTTTAAAAACCCTAGCAGTACCTCTACCGCCTCTGCCGGTATCAATCTTCCGGTGGGCGTTAGAGTGTGCTGTTATTCTTCCGCCTACAAACCCTTGTGGCGGTTTTATTAGGAGAGCTGTAAGTGCATGAACTAGAGCGTCGACTCG